AACAGGGTTAGGTTTTTTATTATCAGCCATTTTTTAATCTCCTATAAATGGATTTTCTACGTTTATATAAAGACTCTGCATTATAATAATCTTCACATAGATTATAATACCCCTTTACTCTAAGGGAATCTGATGCTTCTTGCAACTTACTTAATCGTTGATAAAAAATCATTGCATAAGAAGGAATATCTTCATCATCCATATCAAGGCTGTCATCTAAAAATTCATTACTTTCGTCATCAGGATGAAAACCCATTAAATACATATCTTTAGTATTGTACTTACCATCACTAATATCTTGATTTAAATCATCTAAAAAAATATCCATTTCATCCAAATCCATAGGAGAAAAATCTATTAATATAATAACATCTTTACTGTCATCCCAATCATTTATGCAAGAATATATTAAATCTTGCCCTTCTATATAATTAAACAAAAAACCTACTTTATCGTTTTTCCAAGCAGATTTGGCATATGGACACGCTGGTAAATTATTATAATTTTCATTAGGATACTCTAAAGCATCCTTAGACCATGATCGTAAATCGGATATTATTTTTCGTTCTATTTCTGAATACATTATAAACTGCCCTTGTTTACAAATAACCAAGTTATTCCTAATATAAAACAACTAATAAATATTACTAAAAAGGTTATCGATATAGCCTCTATAAAATGTCTTCTAGCCTCTCGCTGTGCATATAATGTTTCCTTACGTTGCTTTCTAATATCAGCTTCCATGCGTAATAGTTCTTGCCAAGCGTTAGGGCCACACATTGAAGATATTAATTTTCTTAACTCATCTCTTTGATTTTCTAATTGTTTCTTTTGAGTAAATAACTCTATTGCCTCTTCTTCTACACTTTTAGCATTAAATATTTTTCTAAATATTGGTGGATTCTTAGCTTCATGGTGCGCTCTATCTATATCGGATACAGCACTCATCCAGCGTGACAGGTCTTTGCCCATCGACTCCACCTGACGACCGATGGAAATGCCTTTTTTTAGTGCCGAAAAAGCGGAACCAGCAATCGCCATTGCCGATATAGGATCGACCATTTTAATCTCCTAAGACTGAGATACCGCCCCTTTTGTTCTCTTTCTCCTATCGCTCATTATTACACCACAACCTCTAGCTACGGCAGTCCCTGCAACTGACTTGCCATTAAAAGGTCTTTTCGCTTTCGTAACATTGCCCCCAGCGATTAAATTTCTTACTTTCGCTCTTTTTGTATTAGAAACAACAGTTTTGCCTTTACTGCCCTCACGTTTCTTTTTACGAGCAGTCTTAGCTCGTTCAGACTTACTAAGGCTGTTCGCTTTTGATCTTGGCAAACACCGATCAGGGTTCTTTTTATCTTTTGAAGTGCCACATTTGCCTTTAATAGACCCATCTGTGCCAATCCTTACCCAATCTTGTTTTAGCCATTTTTTAAGCTCACCCATTACCTACCCTTCCGTTTGCCACCTTTTGACTTCTTAGCGTAGTTTGGATCTTTGCAATATTTTGAAGCAGCAAGATTTGCATATGCACTGGGGTAAGTATCAAAGGTACGTTTTGCCCATGCCTTACCCTCTGGGCATATTTTAGAGCCTTTGCTTTTTGCGCTGGCTTTACCACCTTTTTTAAAATAAACTAATTTATTTGTTCCTGGCATTTTCTTTACCTCTTCTTAAAGCTTCTTTCCCTCTTTTAAATATACCTACAACTTCTGACTTACCCATGACTTTGGCTCTTTGTTCACCAACAGTCAATATTTGTATTTTTCTGGCATAAGGTTTATTAATTTTTTTTACCTTTGCAACAGTGGCTCTAGCATCAGAAGGAGTTGCAAATTTTATACGAACAGTGTCTTTAGGGTTTTCATCCGTATATAATCTTCTGCCAGAACCTTTTGGTTTTTTGCCTGTTCCCACTTTAGGATCTTTTTTTCTGCCTCCTTTGGAAACTTGTTTAGACATTTGGCTTCTACCAATAGCCATTATATTAACTGCTCCAATCCTGCTGCTAAAACAATAAGAACCATGACAGCCCACATACGATTATCAAGATTCTTTAATTTTTCTTGAATATCAGCATATCTTCTGTTGCACTCTTCCTCGTGTCTTTCAAGTTGCTTTAAAACATCTTCAGCTTTCATCAACACTTCCATCTTCTTCTTGCTTGTCTTAAACGGCTATTTGGGTTTTTAGCTGCTTTTGGAAACTTCTTCATTTGACCAGCAGAACGGGCGCAAAAAGACTTTCGCCTCTTTGCAGCCTTACTGCCAGGCTTTACTTTACCTGTAACAGCCGTTTTTAACTTAGAGCCTGGGTTGTCTCGCCTGTAACGAGCAACACCAGCTTTGGTCATTCCTGCCCCAGATTTAGTGGATCGGAAATACTTTTTTGTTTTTGGCGGCTGTTTATCTCTCGTTCTAGCCATAGGCTTTACCTACGACAGGAATATCGTCAACTGATTACTAGAACCAGTAAAAGCAGCAACAAACGCACCACCTGTGGCTATAATCCCATTATCAGGAATATTTAGATGATGTAATCCTGTAGGAAAAGTCTGTGTAAGCAACACTTCTCCACTTGCACTTCCATCTTTTATGGTAAAAGCACCAGCAGCATCAGCAAATATTATAATCTGACGTATTCTTGATCGAGCAGGACCAACTACAGCCGCACTACTTCCTTGAGCAAAATTAAAGGCTCTTACTGGACCAGCCATGTTAGCCTCCTTATTCTACGCTATTATTAGCCATCACATAAGTAAGGATGCCTGTGAATGTTCCGCTAGTAGCAGCAGATGAGCCTTTCATGCCTGTGACAGTAGCATCAGCAGCTAGACCTCCAGCAACAGCCAAAGCACCATCAGCACCCTTTAATGTGCCTTTGGTATCACAATCAACCTCATTAAACAAACCATCTGGATCAGCAGAAGTTCCAATATCAACTGTAGGACTACTACCACCAGCAGCTCCACCAATACTTAAAAGAGAAATTGGAATAGCACCAGCAGGCAAAGTTAATGTTTCGCCAGATGAAGACGATGTTCCAATACGAACATTTGTTGCTGAAGTTGCAGTTGGGTCAAAAGAAATCTGAACGCTTTGCGTTACAGGAACAGGTGTGTGAGTACCTTTAATACCACCACCATATGAGCGTACTACGCCCTGAAAAGTTGTGTTAGCCATATAAATCTCCTTGTCGTGGCTAGTGTCTGCTTAATTGCAGTCAAGGTTTAATTGATCATACAACAAAAAAGGGCAACTGTGAAGTCGCCCTTTTAGGAGAAATATGCGTTTTTTTATTATGCTCCAGGTGAACCGAAAACACAACGAGGATCAGAAAATCCAAAGCTATAACGCTCACGAGCCTTATATCTCATATTTCCTGTATCAAAGTCAGCTTCCATACCTGTCTGCATAGGTGTTCTTTCAAACAACTTAAATCCGTTTGGAACATCAGTCTTAATAAAGAAAGCATCTGGGTCTGTTAAGAAATGGTTAACAGTGTAACCATCTGGTAACATTCCCATGTTACGAATTGCATTTACATCATTATCTGCTGTACCTACACGAAGAGTAGACTCAAGTAAGCGATCAGCCACAAATTGTAATTGTGGTGGAACGATAAGCTTCATACCACGAAGAGCAATAATCATATTTCTCTCATCAACAAATGTAGAAATATCAATTAAAGCATTTTCTAATGAAGTCTCATTTAAGTCTGCTGCTGTTGAAGGCTCATTACGGAATGTACCTCCGCCTGCTAGTGGGTGGTCAGTCGCACAAAGCTCCTTACCGTCACCGCCTGCAAAACTACTATCAAACGCATTGTTTAAAACAGCCGCTGCCTTAATCTGTTTAGTGTGCGCCATAGAACGTGCTAATGCACGAGTATATCTTGCTCCTAAACGATCATAAAGGTTATCTTCTACAGCTTCCTCTGTCAAAGCAAACGCAAGAGTAATTGTCTCATGTGTGTACCTTGCAGTGTAAGCTTCAGAAGCAGAGTCAAAATTAACTCCAGCACCCTCTGCCTTAGTTTGTGCGTTGCCGAAACCTACCAACATTACCTCTTCTTCAAACGCTCTGTCTGATGATTCAGTGTCAAAGATTTCTGCGTGTTGTGCCTCATAACGAGCATATTCCATACCGAATAAGGCATTAAGACCTGGCTCTAGTTCTTTAGCCAGTTGCGCTCTTGAAATAGCCATTATCTAGCCTCCTTATGCCAAGCCTGCTGTGCCAGCGGCATACAGATGGTTGTTAATAATAACAACAACATTTGTATTGGCAGAAGAAACATCGCTATTCTCAGGGTCTTGAGATATATCGAGTGCTTTTAATGGCAATGTTCCAGTTGTTGCACCAGTTGTAACATCAAGCTCCATGCGAGAAATACCAGAAGAGGTGTCTCCAACAGGTGATTGATCTACAATATCAAAGTTTCCAAACAGATCAGCTACAGGAAATGTATCATCTGCTTGAATTTCAAAACGTGCTAATGGGGCATCAATAATAAAAGCTTCAATATCAGAAGCGGCTATTGAGCCTGGATAGCTATTTGAAAAAGTTTCTTTGCTTGTTGTGGGGTCTGTATAACGACATCCATTAAACACACCTAGAATAGTTCCAGAACCACCAGCAGCCACACGCTCAATAGTTCCAGCGGTAACAACTTTTACGAGATCACCTTGGAAAATTGCAGTGCCATAGCTGGAAGCAATTCTATATTTATTCTGTAGGTTTGCAGGAGCCGCACCACCGCCTGCGCTATATAAGCGTAGACCAAAAGAGGCATCTTTATTTGCCATTTTTTACTCCATTAATTTTCAGCTACCTTGTTTGGAGAGCCAAAGCTCACAGAGGTAGATCGTTGCGGTTTTTGCTTTGGCATCATTGGATTTGATTCTTTCATCCAATCATTATCCACAGCTTCCATTTGTCTGTTTGTGACTTTTCTATAGTGTGAGTCACGTTGTACCGCAATTTCTTCAGGTATCCTTGCTAAAACAAGTCCACCAACGCCAATTACGCCAGCATTTTTACCTTCATCAATAACAGGAGCATCAAAGTCAGGGTAATCTTCTGCTCTTACGAGTTCGTATCCTTCCCTTCTTTTTTTATGCACATTGCTACGATCATCGTATTCCATGACAGATTCACGAATCCATCTATGCCTAAATCCAACAGGTGCTTCAGGAGCCTGTAGTGTATTAGGTGGTGTCCAATTATCTACTCTCGCTTGTTTTTCACGGGTTTGCGACTCCCGACTAGTACGATCAGACATTCCTAATTTCCTTTTTGTTCAAGTTTTAACACTTCTTTTGCCATTATTTCTAATGGGATATTAAATTTTTTCGCCATAGCGACCTGTCCAGGATTTAACTGAACAGTTTTTTTCCGTCCGTTACTTTTGGTAGCTGACCGTCCATTGGACGCAGGAGCAACAGGTTGGACGTTTGCCTGTTGATCTGAAAAATTGTTTGGAAAGAATTGACGCATTGTTTTATCTATTTCAGCATAATATGCTTGTGCGCCTCTGGCATTGTCTGGATCATCAATTGCAGCGTCAAAGCCTTGAGATATTAATTTCTCATGTGTGGCTCTTGCAATATTAGTCATATATTCATCACTGCCAAACCACTTATTATCTGAAAGCCAATTCTGAAGATTTGCATCATACTTTGGCGGTTGTTGAGCAGTTTGTTGCGGTTGAGCCTTTTCTTCCTCTACAGGCTCTTCATTCTTAATCTTTTGAATACGCAAACGCTCTTTATCAATGCTTAATTGAGATAAACTTTCTTGAGCCTGAACTACTTTATCAGTGTCTCCAGTGTCCATCCCTTCTTTTAACATTCTTTTTGCTTGCTCATACTGAGTCTCTACCCTTGCAGAATATTCACTCGTATGTGCGTTATCTACTTCTTTAATCTTTGAAGATAACTCTTCATTCTGTTTTTTAAGATTATCAGCGATTGCAATAGCTGCTTCAGCCTGCTCAAGAGCATTTTTTCTATCGGCTGTAAGCTTATTAATTCTTTTTTGAACTTTATCAGAATAATCTTCGTGTTCAGTGGCCTCTTTTACAGGCTGCTCTTGAACAGTTTCTTCTGCTTTTACCTCTTGTACGTCTTGGACAGTTTCATCTTCTATCTCAACAACAAGATCTTCTTCTTCAGTTACTAATTTTGGATTTGATTCCATTATCTACTCCTAGGCTTACTATACATATGAAATATCTTCGGGGTCAAGTATTGTCGCTATAATATTATCGTCATTTATAAGACGAACCTCTAATCCGTCCACTTTAAAGCGATTTCCTGAGTATCTTCCCATTAAAACCCATGATTTCTCAGTACACCATGCTCCTGTTGGGAATTTACCCACATCTTTATAGGCGTCAGGTCCGACCTTAACGACATAGGCTGCAACTGTAGCAAAACTTTCTCTATCACGAGTTGCATCAGGTATATAAACAC